ATCAATTTCGTCTAGAACACAATTATTGATAATTTGCACCAATGCATGAACAATTGTTTCTGGATTCGTTGACTCAACAGCCATCATCAATAGTTTTTGTTCTTTGACTAGAAATGGTCTAAACCGAACAGGGTCTTTAACAGATTGCAGTTGTATCGTGTATGTTGGATATTCAATTTTAGGCAGAGCCATATATAATCACCTCAAAGTTTTAATTTTTTGTTAATAAATTTTTGTGCTGCGTTATATGCAGTTTGTTCAAGAACACCAGCCAATCTGTTGTCTTTATTTTCGCTACTATCAGTATAATTGGTAACAGCCTCATTTGTATAACTGTCTGTAATTCCTGCAGATTTACTTATCCACTTTTTATATGCAAATGTCACTTGCAGTCTATGCACAGAATCGTCTGACCAATTTAATGGTAGCGAAGAGACCGAAATAGGAATTGCTTCTATAAGTTTGCAATCATAGATTAATTGCGGTGTGACATCTTTTGCTAATGGTTGTTGTTTAACTTGACCATCTGGATTTATGTATTGGTTGAATTGAGCTATAGGACCCATATATTTGTCAACCAGAGTATTTACTGTTTTATTCACAACTGAATCTAATAGTCTTTGACCAAAAGCATTTCTAGGCTTTATTTTTGATGCAGTAACCATAACCTCTTCTACTGAATTTGGATCTACTGGCTCTGATGGAGCATCAGTACCAATATGAGAATACTGCTTAATTGTGACATCAGTTGCATAGTTTGGAGTTCCTGCATCGCTAGAATAATAATTTATTAGACCACTTTGGGTTGGAATCATAGATTCAATCCAAGCATCAAAGAACTTCTTTTCCTTCATAGTTCCGTTGCAATAAAAAGTTAACGTAACTTCTGGGAACTGAAGATGATGAGGTATTCTATTTGTAAAAGCATAGTGTCGATATTCTACCATGCTTATATTCTTACCAGGCAACTCTGCAGCTTCGCATTGAAATGCTAACTCTTTCGTCATGTTAGATCCAAAAACTGGATCTCCAGATAGTGAGTTTGGTGTTGAGATCCAAACCTCAAACTTATCTGTTTTAGCAAATTCGCCTTGCCCCGTAAAGTGGGTTCTAAATTGATTGACGTTAAATGCCATTTATAATTTCCTGAGAGTCTTTATGAACCTTTGTTCGTTTCGCATTTACAAAGTTGTCGAATGGCAATAGTGCAGTTATTTCCCATTCGTCTGGTTGTATTTCTATAATGTTAGAACGGATATGAGAACTAAGGTATCTCTTCATACAAGGAGCAAATTCTTTAAATCTAGACGCTCCGGAAAGTATACCGTAATTAATTCTCAACTTCGTCGTATCATCAAACTTATCATTATTCGTGGTATCATAAAGTTTATCAAGCAATGCCAATCTTTGATTGGGTCTAATGTAATGGAGGTTTAACCCTAAAAATCCATCATTGTACATCTCAATAGGAAACACAAGAGGAAAGGTATCATAGTATGGAAGCTCATCTTTCGTCTTCGGGTCATACATATAAAAGTACATTCTACCAGGAAGAAATTTGTTAGTTTTTCTAGATTGGTCTCTGAGAACACTTCTCTGATTTACCTTAGAAAGATCTCTAACTTTTTTCTTGAGCCATTCTCTAGACTTCTTGGTACGCATCTCGTAACCAGTCTTAGCTAACTGCTCTGATATTTTGTCTATTAGTATTGCCATTTCTTATTTATTCGATTTTTTGAACAGTTCATTCTCTGTAACGATCTTAAATTCCCAAGATCGATCAGCGCAATATTCTCTCGCTGCCTTCCACTTAGCCTCATTCACACCCCAAGTGGCTATTTCTGTGATGTAACCTTTAGTTACCTTTTTTCTCTTCTCTGGTGGCTTGGTTTGCTTTTCTGGTTTCACCTCAACCAATATGCTCTGAATTCCACCATCACGCTTCTTAACTTTGATTAGGAAATCAGGGAAGTATCGATGGTATTTATTGTCTAGTGGTGATAAATAAGGAATGAAGAATTCTTCTGATGACCACTGAAGGACATTCTCGTTTGTGTCGAACCATACCATGGCTTTACGCTCCCAGAGAGAACGATACCATATATTACTAGGGTCGCCTTTATATTTTGCTGGATTCTGCGGTGAGAATCTTCCACTATATGCCATATAAATAATTCTATCTTAAATAAGAGTATCTATAATGCCGGCAAGAGTAATCAAATGACATCAGGTCCATTCGCAATCAAAAGCCAACATGAATTTACTGTTGGTGCTGGTCCGTTAAATGTTCTCACAGAAAGTCCATACGACTTTAAGAAAACTCAATATCCGGCAGAGGGTCTTGGAAGCACTGTTCCAAGCTATGTTGTGTTTTATGTTAACCTGCCCGATTCAGCTAAATTTAAATTGACTGGTGAAAACTATGTTGAAAACGCATTTAGTATCTCTGACCAAAATATTCAAAACTCTAGAGGTGCCACAAATCCAAAATTAGTTTCTGGTGGTTTTGGGAATGCTGCTCTAACGGGAGCTGCGGTATCAGCTATTAGCATAACTAGAGATGTGGCTGGAGCAGTTAGAAGTGGACAATTATTTAATTCTGCAGAAAGTGTTGGGGAAAAGGGTGGTGCTGCAGCAGTACGTGGAGTTGCAGGTGGATTTATTGCAGGATTTGCTCAAAATATTGATAAAAAGCCAAAGATGCAAAGAATCAAAGAAGCTATAGCAATTTACATGCCTGACACAGTTATGCATACATATTCTCACGATTATGACGTCCAATCTTTGACTAGTGCAATGGGTGATGTTGGTAAAGCTCAAAGAGCTGGTAAGGCTACAATAGCAGCTGTTCAAAATGCATTTAGCTCTAAAGATCCAGTAAATCCTCAAGCTAGTGCTGGCTTTACTGAGTTAGCTGCCGATACAGCACAAGAAACTGGATTAGTTGGTGCTGGTTTCACAGACTTTGCATTAAGAAGCAAAGGTCTTGCTCTTAATCCTCAGGTTGAATTATTGTTCAAGGGTACTGCTAATCGTGGATTTATCTTCGATTTCAAATTTCAACCAAAGAATAAGAAAGAAGCAGAGACTATTAATAATATCATTTTTGTCTTTAGAAGATATGCAGCACCAACTCTTTCCGCTACGGTAACTGATCCAGGTGCATATTTTATACCTCCCGCTCAGTTTGATATCCAGTACTACTTTAAGAACCAGGAAAATAAATTTATCGGAAGAATATCTACTTGTGTTCTTGAGAATATAGATATCAATTACTCATCGGCTGGACAGTATGCAACCTTCAATGATGGTTCTCCAATTGAAATTAATATGCAATTAAGATTCAAGGAAGTCGATATCATAACTCGCAATATGATCGATCAAGGATTCTAAGATGCCATATTTTCAACCTATCCCATCAATAACCTATTCTTTAGATAATGAGAATCAGCAATTTAAGCAAGTAAAAAATATTTTTGCTCGTGTTAAGCTTCTGAAAGAAGTCTTAGATAATACTGATATGTTCTATACTTATGAGATGAAGGAATCAGATACTCCAGAAATTATAGCGCACAAACTTTATGGAAGTGCTCATCGTTATTGGATGGTTCTATTTGCCAATGAGGTTATTGATCCATATTACGGAGTTCCTCTAAAATATCAATCATTTGATAACTTCATCATTAGTAAATATGGTTCTATTGAAAATGCTCAAGATACGATTGGGGTATATCGCAAGAAAACAACAGTTACTACTAATAAGAATGGGCTAATAAATTCCCAAACATATATGACTGAGCTGACAGATAAGTACTACGACTATGCGACTGGAAGCATAGTGACAATTAATTTTATGCCAGATATAGCCAATCCAATCATCAGCGTATCTTCCAGCACCGTAGTTATAAAAGACTATGATGGCATTGATATATCTATAACTACTGCTGTAGAATATTTGGCTATCACAAGTTATGATTATGAAGTTGAGCAAAATGAGAGCAAGAGAACAATTAAAGTGTTGAAGCCAGATTATGTCGGCTTAATCGAGAATGAATTTGACCACCTATTTAAGAATTAAATATGTCTGATTTAAATAATAGCTATGCATATACCCTAAAGAAACTCAACCTCTATACTAGCGGTGGAGATATAATAGACATCAGAAAGATGCATTTGGGTATTGAAATTTATGAGGATCTTTTCAGTCCATGCATGACTGCTCAAATTCGCTTAGGTGATGCTCAAGAAATTCTTTCTTTCTTCAAGTTACATGGAAATGAGTTCGTCGAAATTGAGCTTGAAAAGCCAACATCCCAGGCAACAATAAAGAAATACTTTAGAGTTTATAAAATCTCAGATCGCGATATGGGCACTAATATACAAAATTATACTCTACACTTAGCAAGTGAGGAAATGATCCTTTCTCAGCAAGTGTCGATTTCTAAATCTTACAAAGGTTTAACGATTACTCAAATGATTTCAGATATATTAAAAACTTATCTGAAAGTCTCAGACAAAAAAATTAAACCACTAAGCCAAACAGATGGTGTGTTTGATATAATTGTTCCTCGTATGAATCCATTAGAAGCCATACAATGGCTGTCTACTAAGGCATATTCTAATAAAGGAAGCCTGTATTTTTTCTACGAGAATGCAGATGGATTTAACTTTAACTCATATGAAGACTTGCTAAAGCAAAATTCATATGATACCTTCCACATGAAGGTTAAG